GAGATAGATTTGCCTTTTCTAAATTTCTTGTAAATATTCTATCACTATCAATTAATTTTAAACCAGCACCAGCAAATGCACTTCTTGTTACAAATGATTTACCTGAACCAGGACCACCTGCTAAAAAGAAAGCCTTTAAGATGTTTTTATCGTAAACACCTTCTTGTAATACTGCCATTAATTGTCTGTATTTCATTGTACCTTTTTAATTATATCGTTTGCTATGGCTTCAGGTGTATTACCCTCTGCCTTAATATTAATAATTTCATCTTTGTAATAGTCTAATAGAGGTGCTGTTTCTCTATGATATACTTTTAATCTATTCTTTATAATTTCTGGTTTATCATCAGCTCTTCCTCTTGCTGTTAATCTTTTTATAACTTCTTCCTCTGATACAACAAGATTAATAATATGACTATACTCTATATTTGCGTCTTTCATTTTGTTTGCCTGTTCAACACTTCTAGGAAAACCATCAAATATATAACCTGACTCTGCGTCTGGTTTTTGTAATCTTTCTTTTACAGCGTCAATAACTATAGGTGTTGGTGCAAACTCACCTTTTGATAATAAGTCTTTTACTTTCTTACCATCTGGCGTATCTTGTTTTGCCAGTTCTCTCATCATATCACCTGTATAAACGTGAGGTATACTTAACTTCTTAGATATAATTTCTGAATAGGTAGATTTACCAGAACCTGGACCACCTATCATAATTATTCTAGGATTATTTATTGCCTCTATGAAATATTTAAAACTTTTCATTAACCTTTTACCCAATCTTTTTCAGCTGTAAAGTTTGCTCTACTAAATTCTAATCTATCAACTAGTTTTACTGCACCTGCAACTCTGTCAACTGCAACATAACCCTCAGGTGCTGTTACTTTGTAACCATTAGGTGTTCGTAAAAAGTGACCAATGTTTTGTACTTGTGCCAACTTAGACATCAAATAATTCTTCGCATTAGCTAATGTTATATGACTTGCAATAGCAAAGTATAATGCACTTTTATTTCTGTCTATAAACTTTTTATTTTTCTTTAGGGCGTCTTCAAACTTTTTCTTACCAGCAGGTGTTTTTCTACTATCTATTTCTGCTTTTAAAATATTTACATAATAATCACCAAACATCTCTACCATTTGTTTTACTTTACCCATATCGGTTTTTGAATTTCTAATATAATGATTGAAGAAAGTTTTTAATCTAAAACCAATAGATAAAGGATCAGATATATTCTTACTCATTAAATCTAAAATAGGTTTTGCTTTTGATAAAGAACCTTGAGCCATTCTTATCTTAGCGTCAAATGTATTTAATTCACCTGCACTAAAAGTTGACATACCTGAAGTATCTTTATAAGCTGCGTCTGCCAAAAATACGTTTGAAGATGAAGACTTACCTGATACAGTACCAAAACCTGCTTTTAAATCTTTCATAGTTTTACCAGAGTATGATGTATGAAATACAATTCCTAACTTGGCTCTTGCAACTCTCTTACCGATACCACTATTTTGAGGTACTGCATATGTAATAGTATTAGGTGTAAAGATAATCATAGATTCATTGTTGATAGTATCTACTTTTAAATCACCTCTAGTAAATAAAAGATCACCTTGTAATATACTTTTTATATTTAATCTTCTTAATTCTTTTAAACACACATTTAATTTATCTGCAACAGGACCACTATGATTTCGTCTAATGTCGCCAGGTGTGTAATTGATTTTTGGAGTTTTATTGAATACTGATTTAGTACCGACAAAGAATTTGCCGTTTTCAGGATTGACACCACATATAATTGCTGGTGCACCGTCCCATTTAACTGACATATTAACTTTTTTGCCAGAGCTACTTGCTAGCATATTTCTTACAGAATTTAAAAAGTTAATTGCGTTTACACCACCAGCAGAACCACGATTAATTATATCGTCTTCTAAGTGTTCTAAGTGTGTATTCTTTTCTTTTGTAAAGAAGCCTTTAAAGCTAAACATTTGTTCTCCAATTTATCCATTTATATAATATTCAATAACCCATTAACAAATCATACAATACTATTTATAACTATACATAAGTGAAATCACCCATAATTCTTGTCGGATATCCATCTGTACCTTGCGTATCTCGTATATTCAGTTTAAGAAGATACTTTGGTGTTCTAATCTCCATATCAATTCTCTTACCTGTACCTGTCTTACCACCATAATATATAATCAATGATTGTGGTCTGGCAGCTGTGTTCATATATCCCTTATCTATTGTAAATACTTTTATACCATTACTTAATTTATGTACTACAGTAAATCCGTAACCTATACCTGATTTCAAAAACGTTTCTAAGAATGTCTTGTTTGCCTTAGAGAAAGTGTTTGTCATAACACCTTTCTTTAGTTTACCATTGAATATCTTACAAAAAGTTTTATTATCAACACCAAACATATTAAGTAACTTTAAACCATCTTTATTTTTTACCGTACCAGATTGTATCTCTGGTTTAGTTAATATAGTTTTTACACCTACGTTAAAGAATGTAGTTGTACCACCCAATTTCAAACTTAGATATGCTATTTTATTACCAAGATTAACATCTATCTCTCTTTTAGCCTCATGTAGAGTTAAGTCTGTAACCGCTCTACCTATATCTAAACTACCTGTAGGTGATGAGATATATGGACCTGGTGAAAATATCAAAGGTCTCTTTGTATTCTGAGCACCTTCTTCTTTTACTATTAGATGTTTTAACTTATCTAATTTATGTAATTTTGTTAAAGCTTCTACTGCCTTTTCCATGGCACCGTCAGCATTTACATAACCACTATCGTTCCACTTTTCTCTTACAGCATTTGCAAAAGTATTTTCAAATAGATTACCTCTATTTTTTACACCTCTATTACCAGCAGAACCAGAACCAAACTTAATCTTTATCTTACTAAGTTTTACTTCTCTAGTTATGACTTTGACATCTGCCATACCTTGTAACTCTCTGGTCACATTGACTACGCCTAACTTGGCTTCGTCTATATTAATTGGTGTTTTTACTGTTTTATATTTCTTTGTTAGAAATTTAAATAGGTCTACTATCTCAGCTGCCTTTTCAGGCGACTTAGAACATTTTGAAATGATCTCAGACGTTTTAGTCGGAAAGAATGTGTATGCCATAATCCATATATTTATCCACGCTTTGGTCCAACTTTGGTATACAGTAAACTTGTTTTCTTGTCAACACATAAGAAGCCTGGAAGGCCTCCATTATACTTCCACACTTGATTTTTGTTTTGAAAATCTGCTAATCTCTGTGCGTCTTCTTCAAAAAATGATTCTAAAATAATACTTTTTGTAGGGTGTTCTATAACTTGCCAAATTATCTCACCTTTTTTCTTTTTCATCTTAGTCGTATACTTCAAATCTGGAGCCTTTGTTTTTCGATTATAGTTTCTTGTAGTTTTTTTTCTAGGCATTATCACTCCTTGGTAGATTTGGTACATAAGTATAAAAATGTGTAATAGAATATCTGCCTAGACCTAGCTGATTTGGTTTAGGGTCATTCATCTTAATAGGTGTTACCTCGTGGTTAATAAAACTAGGAAAGAATATTAATCTATTGTGTTTTGATTCTATTTTAGTTTGTATTTCAGGTAAAAATAAATCACCACCAGTATATCTCTTTGGTGTTTTATGAAACCATATAATGAGTGAAAATAGAAAGGTATCGTGGTGTGCTTTATAATAATCTGAATCATTATAGTAACTAACTAAAGTTCTATCACAATTTGATGTAAAGAAACTTCTACTCATAGGAGTTAATTGTTCAGCCTTCTCACAAAACCAATCTGTATTAATTAGTTCTTGTTGTTTAGTTAATATAGTTGATACATTTCTAGCTTGTGGTTGATATGTTTCATCTAAGAATATTCTAAAAGATTGACCAGTTGATTTGCCTTCTTTATCTCTTGCATAAGAACCATCATTATCTGGTCTAATCATTTTATCTTCGTTTGTATAAAACTCTAATTCTTTCCATACATCTTTTTCAGATTGTTCATCATACCAATTGTCAACTAACATTACCGGAAAGGCAGGATTTTGATTTATAAAAGTATATTCACGCATTATAATTTAAAATCCGAAAACTTATCGTATGCTTGTTCTGGTGTTGCTACTTGTTTTTGATTACTATCTACAATATTTTGAGCTGTATTTTCTACATCATACAATCTCATTTTAGACCTATCAACACCTACGATAAATGCTTTGTTAATACTAGGGTCATTATATCTATTCTTTAACTGTTTAACTTTCATTTGACCTAAAGCTTCTAACTCTTCGTTTGACATTAAGGCAAACATAAAGTCAGCAGTTGCTGGAAGACCAAAACTTTCTGAGGTATCTTCTAAACCAATATCTGTACTGGTATAACCAGTTCTTGTTGTTTGTGTTGCACTAAAAATAGGCATATCAAACTCTACTGCAAGACCTCTAAGTTCTTCAGCAATTGCTTTGATATAGAAATATGATGATATATTACCACCTTTAAATCTACTTGAAGCACATATGTTTAAATAATCTATAAAGACTACATCTGGTTTAAAACTTTTCTTTAATGCAAGTTCATTTAATAAGGCTCTGAAATGACCACTATGAGCAGAGGCAGTTGGATATTCTTTAACAATTAATGTACCATTTGTTTTACTTTTTATCTTTTCTAATTTACTACCATAAAGTTGTTGAGGCATAACGTGTAGATCATCTATTGAAACGTCCATTAAGTTAGCGTCTATTCTTTCAGCGATACGTTCTTCAGCCATCTCTAAAGTAATATACAACACATTTAAACCTTGTGATAAAAATGATGAAGCAACATGACACATAAACAAGGACTTACCAACACCTGTACCTGCAAGAGCAATGTTAAGTGTTTTACTTGGTACACCACCTTTTGTAATACGATTAAAATAATCTAAATCAAATTGAAACTTTTTCTCTTTAGTGTGATACCAATCAAATCGTTTATTAGCGTCTGCAATATAATCATGCCCTATATGATTGTCAAAACTAACAGCTAAGGCGTCTGATAAGATAGTTGGAATAGATTCAGGTGTTCTTTTCTTATCTTTGTTATCTAATATTTTAATACCATCAATAACTGCATTGTGAACAGCACGATCTTTACACCATTTTTCTGTAGTATCTAATAGCCATTGTTGGTCAACTCTATCATCATTTAATAGATTGACAATATCTTTAACACCTCTTAACTCTTCTTCGGTTAAATCTCTTCTTTTGCCTAACTCGATAGTTATAGTTTCTTTTGTTGGAGGATTTTTATAGTTCTCTATGAAGTTAAATACTTCTTGGTATAAAAGCTGTTCTTCTCTTTTAACAAAGTATTCTGGTTTTATAAACGGAATAACTTTTCTAGTATATTCTTCGTTACAAAATAAATTTCTTAATATGGTGTGTTCAATTTTTTCAGACATAATGCAAATAACTTCCTATAATATATTTTGGTTCTTGTATTGGTTTATGGGCAGTATGTTTGTGTGTCCACATAGGTGGAAACATTAACATTCTACCTGCTCTTGGTTTAACAGCTATATCATACTCTGAGAAGGAAGTCAAGCCACCATCGTTATCGTTTAGATATAAGAAGAAAACCAAAAATCTTTTTGCACTTGCATAGTCCATAACATCAACGTGTTCTTTAAATTCATCTCTGTCATTGACTTCGTATTTTTTAAACCTAATCTGTTCCCAACCATATTTTTCAGGCCAGTTATTTGTAATATTAAAATGTTTGGCATATTTTTCAATATAGCCACTTAATGCTTTGTATAATATAGTAACATACTCTTGCCAATCTTCATGTAGATTGATATTAATCTCAGTAAATGATCTATGACCATCTAACTCAGTTTTCTGCCATTGTACTCTACTGTCTTCAAACTTATCTATAAGGTGTTTACATTGTTCTTTTGATAGCACCTCATCATAAGTTTTTATAAAGTTACTCATTAATTGTTATCTTTCCCTCTTCTAATTGTTGATTTACAATCTCAACTAAAATGTCACCAATATAATTTCTAAAATCCTCTGATTCAATTTCTTCTTTATTTGGATTTGCCATTATGTCGTAAGTAAATCGTAATGGTATATCACCACTATCTAACGGCTTCTCTTCGAAAGAAACCTTATCGTACTTGTAAATAATACCCTCGTAAATGCCCTCAGTAAGTTTTATACAGGTAAAATCATCTTCCTGTCTTTGAGCAAAAACGTATCGTTTATTCTTCGTCTGATCCGTAGGAGAATTTTCTTTTTGCATACTCATCAATCTTTGTTAATACCTCATCTGTAAAATATTTCTCAGGCTCTGTGTTGATTGACTTACCAAAAACTTTTGTGCCATCAGGCATTTCAAACCTTGTAGATACTTTCTTAAAGATACCAGCTTCTTCAGCTAAATCTAAAAGACCATAATATCTATCTAGTCCTGTTTTATAAGTTAGTCTTACATCAATTTGAGAATTTTCTTTTGTTAAACGTGATTTATAATTTTTACAATGTATAATATTACCAACTACTTCGGTACCGTCTTTTTCTTTACGTTTACCTAGGTAGATGATTGATGAAGCGGCGTATTTCAAACCTGAACCACCACCCATTTCTTTTTGTGGAAACATAGAACCAATCACATCGTAAGTATGATTAGTCATTATCATAGGTATATTTGCTTTACCTAATTTTCAAGTTAAAACTCTGAAAGTAGATTTGACTATTTGTGATCTAGTCATATCTCTTGTTTCTT